GTTCTGTACCTGCTACTGTGTTAAGACCCATGACGTTATTATTGCAAGATTCTTCAAATCTCATTCCTGCCAAGTAGAAATAGTTTTCACTATCCGGAATGATGGTATTATTAGTGACACGATTAAAGCTGCTGGTTCCGGTGATTTTAATTGCATAGTCGTTAGCCCATTTTTTATGGCGATTAAAAACATTATCGCTAATAACTCCCCCGTATCCGTCCAGAACGTTAATAGGGTGATCCATGTTAATAAATTGATTTGTTTTTAAAATAACACCACTGCTACTTTTAACAGCAATTCCATAAGATTCTCTGTCGCCTAAAAAAACGCTGTTGGATACGGTAGCGCTCGAATTTACAAATTCTACACATGTTACATGGGCGTTAAAATATCCGTTGTCTATTGTGATCTGACTGCGTCCCATGTTAGTGCAATAAATACAGCGGTTGCACTGATCGGCTGTGTATCCGCGAATAAAAATATTCCATGATGTTAATGCGGTTCCTGTACTATGGATCTGAATACCATAATGCGGGTGTGCGCATTCGCAGTTGTCTATATAAATATCGCGAATGTCGTTGCTATTGTAAATGATAAATTGTGAGCTGTCGCATGTTAAATTCAGCATACTACTGTTGCAATTAAAAAAGCGGATAGAGGCGTTGCCGCTGATTGCGTCAGGGCCGTCGCTTGTTTCGTCCAACACAAACGAACAGTAGCTTTCATTTGGTGTACTCGTATAGTAAGTATCGTGAAGGATATTACTCACTTGCACATTGATTGTATTTTTATAAAAGCCAACTCGGCGGCCCCCTACACAATGTAGGCTGTCAAAGAAGATTCTCTGAGCACCTACAACTTCGGTAAACTGCTGCACCGTCTCGACTGTTGCGCACAATGTGGCATTCACCAACCATGCTCTTTCAAGGAATCCTTCCGATGCAGAAATACACGCATTTGCAGCATCAAATGCAATAACTCCACCACAAAAATCATATCTGATGTGGGATGTCATTAGGACTTTCTTTGACAGCCGATAAGGGGTGTCAGCCGTTACGGTGTTGTTGGAGGCACTCCAACTGCCGGGAGACGGAAACTTTATTGTACCTGTAAATTCAGTTAGCGCTCCGCCTTTGAATACATCAGCCAGACCGGCATCAATAAACCAGTCACCGAGTACAAGACCCCCAGTAACTTTATATTTGCCTCCTTTTGTACGTTTAAAATGCAAGCAGCAGGGAGCCACCGGTGCCGACATTGTAATTGTGACACCTTGAGCAATGATTATTGCATTGTGAGTCATTAGCGGGGCCCCAATATCAATAGTCCCCGTAATTAGATATTTACCATCCGGAAAGTATAGGTCTTTGCCGGATGCAATGGCGGTCTTTATAGCTTCGGTGTCATCTGTAGAGCCGTCGCCTGTGGCTCCGTAGTTTTTAACGTTTGCGTAATCAAGTACTTTAGTAACATCGTGCTTTAGCTGATTGATACTATTTTGGAGGTCATTGTCTGTGTTCTTTCTGGCCGTCTGCTCTGCGGCAATAGCCGTCTGAAGCTGGTTGTCAGCATCCTCCCGGGCCTGTTTCTCGGTGTCGATGGCTGTCTGGAGGTTGCTGTCAGCATCCTCCCGGGCCTGTTTCTCGGTGTCGATGGCTGTCTGGAGGTTGCGGTCAGCATCCTCCCGGGCCTGTTTCTCGGCGCTTTGGCCCTCATTAAACGCGGTAATAAGGTAGTGCAAGACTTCATTTGTGGAGCTGCTCACGCAGTTGGAGCCGGGCACGTAGGCGTCACCGGCAATCATTGCCCTAGTGACACGTACCAGCGCCCCGTTGACCCACACAAGATTGTTGACCGCTCTTGCAGCTGTCGCGGTGGGGCTGTGCCCCTCATCGTTGGGGGTTATGGCCTTTTTCACATCGGCCCAAAGCTCCTCGAAATTACCAATTTTTGTCCAAAATTCGGCGCGGTCCAGAGAAACACCGGAGGGGACAGGCCGTACGGACAGGTATGCGTTGCCGTTGCTATCCACTACAACGGTGTTAGATTCATACTGGCTTGTAATGTTCCACTGAATGGGGTTCGCATACTTAATTGTGGCCAAGCTGACGAAGTCTGTCAGTTTTGTATTAAACTCGTTCAGTACCTCCATAATCCAATCAAGATTGAGGTCATGGAAATTGGTGTAGGGCGCTTTGTGAAGGGGATCAATACTCATAATAGCAACTCCTTAATATACCAGCAAACAAAAGTTTGCCCGGATGTCCGTCACGATTTTATAAACAGCATTTTCCATTGCAAGTGTCAACTCTTTTGCAATAAGGTCTTGAGGGTCTCGCCCTGCCCGGCCCTTCTCGGTCACGGTGTCTTGGTAGCCGTCGTGTAACTCCGAGGTGTTGTTATCGGTGGTTGTCTGATCGGTGGTGGTTGTGTCCGTGCCGCTGCTGGTAATGGTGTTCCCAGTACCGAGGGCCGTTGTGCTCCTCTCTGCGGTTTGCAATGTCCCACTGTCGAACCCCGTGACGTCCCGAGTGGTGCTGTCACTGCCGTTGTTCTGGCCGGTGGTGGTCAGGTTGGGAGTTCGTGTAGTGGTTCCCTTCACGCCGTTTGTGTGATTGTTTGTGCCGGAGCTGGTTCCTGCATGGTCGGTTGTTCTGGTTCGGTCATCGGACGCCAAGGCGTCGTATTTAAGGCCCAGAGCCTCCACATACCGGGTCCAGCTCGGAAGCATGGTTTCAGAATAGACGCCCAGCGCTCGGCGCATTGTGGGGCCCTCCGCATATAATACCTCCAATTCCAGCGTATCAAACAATAATTGATTGCAGACAGCTTCTTTAGATACACTGTCGGGGACTTTCAAGTCCTCAAACAGTTCCGGGTATCCTGCCAACAACCCGTTAAAGCTCAACGTTGAGTGCATCGTTGTTCACCTCCTGCGTATTAGTATCGGGCGGAAACCTCCAATCAACCCATAAAGTAGATTTGTCAATTCCAAACAGTTTGTGAACCCGTTCGCAACCACGCTGCAAGCTGTCCAACCAGAGCGACGCCTTAGCGGCTGTTTCAACGTTGTTTGAGTTGACTTCGTCGGTCAACATCCGCTCTTTCTTGCTGGTATTGGTGTTGGGAATACCAACTTCCGTATCAAACAGCGCTTTAATGGTTTTAAGAGCGGTTAGCAGTTCGTTGGTGATGAAGTTCCCTTTGAGGTCAGTTGCAAAATACATCCACGGGGCTTGCCCGGATGTCCCATTCTTGGGCGCTTTGAGCAAAGAGGCATCAACAAAAACGGCGGGGTCTCCCTGCATAATTGCGTCAAACATCTTTTTGAAAGATTCCGCACCCGCTTTGTTGCCTGCCGCAAACACGTAGGCAAGGCGGCTATTGATTAAATTGCTCTGGATGGTCTGGGCGGCAAGGGCCATCATATCCCCATAGTAGGCCACAATATCAACCATTCCGCGGTAATCGGGCTGCAAATTGATGATCTCGCATTGCTTTCCGATCTGTAAATATGGGGACCCTTTAATAAAAGGGTTTGCAATGATGGAGTGCGTCGGATTGTAAAAGATGTTAATGCCGGTCAGTCCCATTCTGTCATAGACTATGCCGTAACGGTCCGTGTTGAACACCGTAACGCCCCCGGAACCAAAAACAAGATATTGCAAGCGGTTACTGGGCCAGGTTTCGGGCAATGTCCATCGGACCATAGACACGGCCTCAAGAAACAGGTATTTACGGAAATAATAGGACAAGCTGGTTCCCTTGGTATGCATCACGGAGGGAGTCACCGGGGACACATGCGCGTTAATCTGCTCATAGCTGTAGGGGGCGCTCATAACAGCTGACCTCCCTTTGCCATCTTAAACAGCAACCATACCGGCAATCTTCCAGTAGGCCACGGCCCGGGACCCGGGTCCGGGCCTCCGCCAGAGTCCCATTCAACGTCCCATGTGCCTACCTGATTCGGGATTCTGATAATGCTGGACGGGTCCCTCAGGTTCCCAGCGGCATCGGCATACTCCCAGTGCGTGTGAATGCCCGTTGCGTTGCCGGTCTCTCCCTGGGTGCCGATAAACTGCCCCTTAGAGATTGTGTCGCCCACGTTCCAAATCTGGGATGTAAAGTGTGCGGCCCGCCATGTCGTACCGTCGGTCATTCGCACTTTAATCATATTGCCCCAGGACTGGTCGCCCGAGGTGCTGCCATTCCAATGCTGGGCCACTACCACGGTGCCCGCTTCGGGCGCATATGCTTTATGGTCTCCATGCACCGTGTCAATGCCCCGGTGGGGGCTCCCGTCAGCGTATGCAGGATAACCGGCGGTTACTCTGATCGGCGACACGTCAGTAATACATTGTTTATATACGGCCATTATTCCCGCCTCCTATTCATAGAAAAAACCATTCTTCATGTAACTTTTGACACTGTCAATTTCTTCTGCTGTTGCTGTTAGCGCAATGTCCGGTTCGTCAACCATGATGTACCCCGGGATAGTGGATATTTGCACACGTTTGCACAAGGGTCTCCCATGGTCGGTATTGTTATCATCCGTCAGAATTTTAAAGCGCGCCACCATATAAGGCACCGAATCAAAAGCTATTGTGGACCCAGTGGCACCCTTACTTGCAACATCGGCATTGGTTGCTTGTGCAGCATTTAAAATACCGTTTCCGACGTCTGAGAAAGACCCCCCGGATAATGCTGCCTGGATACCTCCGAACGCTGCCGCAATACCAGTATGCAGCAATCCTCCGTTGCCCGATGGTATATCAAATGTGATATTTGAAAGTTGAATAGGTACCCCAAGTTTGGCGGTTGTCTCGTGTACTAACTGATTTGCGTTGGTGAATATCCGTAAAATACTGTCGCCGGTAAAAAGGTCAACTATATATTGTATAGATAAGGTGACAGCGCCCCACAGTTTAAATGCGTCAAGAGGTATCACTCCAAAGGGCTGCAAGAAGATAGTGTAGTCCGTGTAGGGGGGGGCATTACAATACCCTCCGCGGCTTGCCGCTTGAGGGTGCTTCGGGATACTCACGCTCACCGATTTTGTTAATTTGTTATTAACTTCTCCCAAAATCCAACATGGAACGTTTATCGACCACCACCCGACATCTACACTTGAAACAAGCGGTAAATGTGCGGTGAGTTGGGCGATGTCAAATGGAAAGTAATTGCAACTTACAATATACTGATAGGGATTAAAAAGAACCTTTGTTAAACTGTCGCTAATTTCCGTATTGTCAATACTAAGGTATGACACATTAGTCAGCAATTTTGCAGATAGTTTTTTGGCATTTGTGGGGGACATCACTGCATATGTAATAGCCCCAATGGAGTTTGCGGCTTTAGCTATTAACCCAATAACAAAGAATCCCCCGCTAATTGTTTCAGCAAAGCCCCCTTGAAAAGCGGTCGTTACACTTTGCACTTTAGCCGATGCCGGGTAGAGTCCATCTGAAATTGTACCATCATACTGCGCCGCCGATCTTGTGACATACTCCGTACTATTGCCGATGTGGTCGCGATAGCTTGCAAGAGTGTCAACAGTAAGTGAGGCAGTCCAGAGCCCGCCCGAATATGTCCAGTTCTTCACCCAATAATACCGGCTGAACGTGGGAAGGTAGCAATAATTGTACCCGGTGGGGTCCCTCTGTGTTGCAATTTGGATCTCAGGGTCAATGATATTACAAGGGGCTTTAAGGTCAATTCCAAACCCCTGCCCCCCGCTGGGCCGCTTTGTGCTATTAGTGCGCTTTGCGAACTGATAAAAGGTAGCTTGCATTTTGCACCTCCTATAAAATAACCGGCGGGCAATGCCCGCCGGTGCTGGTCAGGACTCAAAGGGGTCGGCGTCCTTATGAGTGGTAGTTTTCAGGGTAGAGGCTCTTGCCGCCTTGGCAGCGCTCGGGGCGGTGACGTCGCCGGAGGTCATCAGGAACAGAACAGCGTTCTCGGTGAAGTCATCGTACCACGACCACCCGTAGTGGTACCAGAAGTTCGTATACAGGCCGCGGGCGTTCATGGGGGTAGGAACCACCCTAGACAGCTTCGGAGTGTAGCCGATGGCATCCCAGTCCAGCAGGCACCCGAATACATTGGAGAGCCGCACTGCTGCATTCTTGGATGCCGCACCGGCCCCAGTGGTCACAACAGGCGTCGCGGTAATGGTCTCGCGCTCGTTGATGTTCTGCCAGAAGGTGACCTGTTCGGCATCGCGGTATTTCAGCATGTTGTCGTGGAACACCTCGGGAATCACACGGGCATCAATCTGGCTCTGCGTGCCGCTGTACAGATAAAGGTGTTGCCGGTCATACGGCGTGTGCCGCATGATGTTGTACGTCGTGCCGCCGATCTCCCAATTCTGGTGCCAGTTGATAGACCGCTCTTTCATCAGGCGAGAAATATCGTTGATGCGGCCATACGCATACTTGGCGAACCCCGGGAAGTTCGCCTCTTTGTAGACGTCCTGCACCGTCAGTTTAGTGCCCTGCTGGGTGTTGTACTCATCGAGCAGATACACAACGCTGTGGGGGCTGGTCACAGTCATGCCGGTCAGGTGGTTGGCCATCAGGTTGTTGGCAAGGTTACGTCTGTCATCCTCGATCTGGTTTGACAGATGCAGCACGAACGAGGACCAGAACTGCGCCAGTTCCTCAGGGCCCTTGAATGCTGCCTCCATCTGGGTGTCAGCCTGCGTGTAAACGCGGCTGTAGTTGGTCTGGCCGTAGTAGTTTGTCTGAAGGACTTTAGGCTTGTGGACTTCGTACATGTCCACGCTCTGGCCGTCCTTCAGCGCCCACGCCTTATCGGTGACGGGGTCGGTGTCACAGAAATTGATCTTCCGCACATGGTTTGACCAGTCGTCGCCCGTCACCTGCAAGCGCTTCAGCGGGGCATCGTAGGGGCGCACGGCAAAAATGGTACGGCCGAGCACCTGACTGATCGCTTTAGTGTAGTTGTCGGGGCCGGTCAGCAAAGTGGACTGTGCAACAGACACGAAGCTCGACGTGTCCACGATGGGGGACGTCGGTTCCTGGCCCGTGGCCATTTTGTTAATCTCGGTCAAAATTGCGGCAATGTCCGCAAAATCCATACCAAGGGGCATTTTACTTGACCTCCGTTCCATAAGTCGGGTCGATAATTCGGGCCGTCACCGTATTGGCGTCTGCCGTCGGCTGCTGCTGAATGCCAAGGCCCAGAGCATTCGCCTGCAACGTCTGAGTCATAGTCTGCATTGCCTGCGCGGTAGTCTGCTGACCCTGCAAAAGCTGCTGCAACAGGGTTTCAAGGCCCTCGTACTG